ATGAACGCAACAGTATCAACAAGGAAAAGAGCATGGCAGCTTGCAGACAAACTTTTTCCGACAGATTACATGAAAGATGAACGCGACAGCCTTCGCGCTGGTTATCCAGTATTCAACACAACATCAACAGATGATAAATACACAGGCTTCCACATATCAGACCTGAACACAGCACTTGAACTGAATATGGGAGCAGAAACAATCAGGATCAACATTGAGGATCAGGAAGCGGAGATCAAGAACAACTTCGACAAGCTGCTTCAGTATGTGAGCGACAAAAGAAAGTCAGCAGAACTTCACGAAAGACAGAAATACAACTACTACTGCGACAGACAGGCTGGTTGCTGGAACTGGACGAAGGAACAGGATGAAGCATATCAGAAGGAATGGGACGACATCATCATTCAGATGCACGCATTGAAAGACTTTGAAAACGCGATGAACCTTGCAAGAACCAAAGGGATCATATAAACATCACAGAACGAAGGGAGGAAATAACATGGCAGCAGTTACAAACGAAAAAAAGAACCTGAACAGCCAGACCGAAGATGTCAGCGAATTTATTATGCTGCTGAAGCAGATGTCTGACAGCGACAGAATGGTCATCAAAGGGATGATGATGTGGGCGGCAGGAGAAAACAGACCAGTGAAAACAGCCTAAAAGGGCATAGGATGTCCCCGACAGAAATGTCGGGGAGTAAATGAAAGGAAAGTACAACATGAACACAAAAGGAAAGATTGATTTTACAAAGACAGACAACATTCAGTTTATTGAAGAAGTAGCCAGCGAGATCAGCAAGGAAGACAAGAACTGGCAGTGGGAAGCAAGAGAGATAAAACAGCATAGCTTGTTGCTGTGGTGGGAATATCTGGAAGACGAAAAACAGGAAGGCTTCAGGATTGAATATGACGAAGCTGAAGAAGTATTCAGCGTATATGACGAATGGGACAACGACATCACATATGAACTGGAAGACACACTTGACCTGAAAAGTACGATGCGAAGTGTGTTCTGGTATGCATCAAGCAGATATTAAGAAGGGCGGTGCAGCAGTATGACAAAACAGAATTTATTCACAGAAGAAGAACTGGCAAAGGTTACGGATGAAGCAGAAAGAAAGCACCTGATCGAGTGCGCGCAGGATCAGTCAAAGATTGATATGAAGTACATGGAGATTATGAGCAAATATGACTTGTGGGAAAAAGGGAAGCGCAGCAGATGCTTCCACGCAACAACACATGAAAATGCAAAAAAGATCATGCAGGACGGAGTGATCCGAAAAGGAATGGACGGCGGCGTGTATATCTGCAAACAGCCACTTGAAGCAGCGCGATTTGTTGCGATCCGCGGACATGAAACAGGAACGATCTTTGAAGTCGAACTGGAAGAAAGGAAGATTGTGGAAGCACACGATCACAACGAAGCCTTCTTCGGTTGCAAAGCGTATATGTACATGGATGACATACCGACAGCAAAGATTGTGAAAATGTCAAGATATTCAACGAAGGAAGATTGACTGTAAAGCCGAAACAGGGCGCAAGCCCTGTCGATGAAGGACGGCAACCTTCATCCTGACGATGGCAAGCTGAAAGCCAGTCGGATGAATACTGTGAAAACATAGCGGCGTGTGTGTACTGCCAGAATTACACATGGATGGTCAACAGGTTTTAGGGATGTTTTTAATGAGAAAACAAACGACACAGCATAATACATGACCAGAAGGGGGAATGCTGAAAAAATTATTTTGGACTTTGCGAAAGCAGTATGTGAAGGAGAATGAACGATGATTGACGAAAAGAAAATCGAATTGATGAAGAAGCTGCAAAGACTTGCGGAACGTGGAGTGGGCGGAGAAAAAGAAGGCGCACAGAAGAAATTGCAGCAGCTTATGAAAAAATACAACATTGAAGAAAGCGATCTGTCAGATGACAAGCTGGAAGACCATGAATGGAAATATCACAACGACTTTGAATTGCGCTTGCTGAAACAGACAATATACAAAGTGCTAGGAAAAGACGGATTGAATCAGATGTATCACTACAGATCAGGAAAAGGAAAGAAAACCATTCAGGGCGTAAAGTGTACAAAAGCACAGGCAATTCAGATCGGGATTGAATATGAATTTTACTGTGAAACATGGAAAGAAGAACACGACTTCTTCTTCAAGTGCTTCGTACAGAAACACAAGATTTTCCCAACCAAAGAAGAAATGACAATAAGACCACAAGACGATGTTGAAATGTCTGACGAAGATGCGATGCGGATGCAGATGGCTATGTCAGCAATGAAAGACAAGAGCATGACACAGAGAATTGAGGGGTAAAAGATGATAGCAACAGAAGAAAAACCAGTGCAAATACTGGAATTGTTTGGAGAAATAGGAAGCCCACGATGTGCCTTGCGCAATCTGGGAATACCGACAAAGGCGATTGATTATGTTGAAATAGATGAAAAAGCAGTCAGATCATACAACAATATGTTTTCTGAAGAATTGCCATATAAAACACAGTCGGTTGTCGGCTGGAACTTAAAGCCAGACATTCTGATTCACGGAAGCCCTTGTCAGGACTTCAGCATCGCTGGACATCAGCGCGGAGCAGATGAAGGCAGCGAAACAAGATCATCTTTGATGTGGGAAACAATTCACATTATTGAACAGATGGGGCAATGGAAGCCACAATATATCATCTGGGAAAACGTGAAGAATGTGAAAAGCAAGCACATGATCGCGAACTTTGTCAGGTATCAGAAAGAACTTGAACAGATGGGATATACAAACAATTATGAAGTACTGGATGCGCGAGAATTTGGACTTCCGCAGGCAAGGGAAAGAGTTTTCACAATAAGCTGTCTGAAAGGCGAAAAGTTCAACTTCGATGACCTGATCAGAACACCAATGCAGGACATCAGGGACTTTCTTGAAGACAACGACAGCGTGCCTGAAGTGTACGATGTGACACAGCCTTCTGTCAGAAACGTGATCGGACAGACAGGAATCAAAAGGGCAACAGTTATAAAAGACTACGCATTCACAATCACGACAAGGCAGGACAGAACACCAGCGCAAGTCATTGATTGCGGTGGCGGTCGATTCAGATATTTGACCGAACTGGAATGCTGGCGGCTACAAGGGTACACAGACGAAGACTTCGAGAGAGCGAAAGCAGTACATAAAAGGGCTGGGCGATACTACACAGCATTATACAAGCAGGCAGGAAACAGCATCGCAGTTCCAATATTTGAAAGCATCTTCAGAAAAATTATATTGAACGAAACAGCATAGGAGGAAACACAATGGCGAACATAGATGTCATGTACAGCAGCAAGACGGATCAGTGGGCGACACCTGACGACTTCTTCAAAGAACTTGATCAGGAATTTCATTTCAACCTTGATCCTTGCGCTGACGAACAGAATCACAAGTGTGAAAAGTATTTCACGAAGGAAGACAATGGTCTTTCAAAGGACTGGGGGGGGTATCGCGTGTTTTGCAATCCTCCGTATGGTAGAGCAATTACAGACTGGGTTGAAAAGGCATACAGAGAAGGAACGAAAGACAACACGATTGTTGTTATGCTGATACCAGCGAGAACAGACACAAGATATTTTCACGACTTCATTCAGCATCGATCAGAAATCAGATTCGTGAAGGGGCGTTTGAAGTTCGGGAACAGTAAACAAGCAGCCCCATTTCCTTCAATGGTTGTTATATTCAGGGGCGCAGGAATGTGAAAGAAAAGAACAATGAAATAGCACAGGAGAAAGCGAAATGATAGCAGGATTCAAAGAACACGGCTTCATGGTAGCTGCGGAACACATGCCCGACACATGCACAAAATGTCCATTCTGGCTGACTGATTTAGAAATGCAATATGACGGCATGTGCTTCCTGACAGGCGAAGTGATCCCAACACCTGAAAGAACATGCGACACAAAGGTCATGGGAAACTGCCCAATCGTGCCACTAGACAGGCTGAAAAAGAAGAACACAAGGAAGGAGAAGAACATGAGCCGACCGACAAAGACATGTTATGACTGCAAGAACGCTTGCTGGGATTCTGTACCATACGGAAGCACAACAGCAACAATGTTCGGAGGTTGTGACAAAGCAGAAGAAATGACAGAGGAAGAAGCGGAGAGATTCGGAGAAACAGAAGACTGTCCATTCTGGGAAAACAGATACAAGGAGGAAAACGCATGAATACACCAGACGCAAGAAGAATATTTGAAGCAATAGCAATGATCCTGTCGAACAGGAATGAGGGTATCAGGGTGCAGCTGTCGGAGATTAAGACAAAGGCAGCGAAAGCATCTTGAAGGACAAAAAAGAAAGCCTTCGGACTAGCTTGGCGGCTTCCGAAGGCGATCCAGATTGTGACTTTTTAAGGTCTGCACATCTATAAAAAATTATACAGCAGACTTCCGAAAAAGTCAATAAATCAGGGACTTTCAAAAGGCTTCGCGTCCTTGTAATAGATAGTAACAAATCAAAGAATATATAAATATCTATAACAGGAGCAAAGAAGGACATGAAGAGAAGGAAGAAGGCTGTGTATATAGATTATGACTATGAAGCAGCATACCAGAAGATGTTGACTGACTTGGAAGAAGACAACATGTGCAGGATGCTGAATGAAGGCAGAGTCAGATCAATATATGCCACTAAGGAGATAAAGGCAGCAGAGCAGATGGATGTTGAAATATATCCAGAGTTCAGAAGAGGACAGAGAGAGCAGATACCAGACGAAGCAAAGCTGAAGAAGCAAAGGCAGGCGCAAAGAAACCTGAATGAGAAGAACAGCAGGAAGGAATGTGAACGGACGATCAATGCGAACTTCACGGACAATGACATCTGGGGGACACTGACATATACAGACGACAACATGCCGAACAGCATGCAGGAAGCACAACACGACATGACGCTGTACATAGGACGATTGAACTATGAGCGAAGAAAGAAGGGGCTGGCGAAGCTGCGCTATGTGTATGTGACAGAGTGTTCAGACAAAGGACGCTGGCATCATCATTTTGTATGTGACGGCGACATGGGACTGGAAGCGGTTGAAGAAAAGTGGAAGAAGGGGCGCAGAAATCAGGTGCGCAGACTTCAGAAGGACGAAAACGGACTGTCAGGAATGGCGAACTACATCACAAAGCAGAAGCACCCTGACAAGAAGGGAAAAGAGCCAAAGCCAGTCGGGAAGTATCAGAAAGCATGGAAAGCCAGCAAAGGACTAAAAAAGCCAGAAGTACATAAAAACCACTATAAGTTCAAGCAGAAGGACATTGACGAAGTTGTGACAGGACGATGCGATCTTGAAGACAAGCTGAAGAAATGGTATGCAGCAGACGGCTACAAGCTGACATCGTATGAAGTCAGATATAACAACATGAATGGCAGATTTTATATATACGCAAGGATGTATAAACAGCCACAGGAAGGAGAAAAGATTGACAAAGCAACAAGTAAGATTAAGCAGAAAACAGCGAAGAAGAAGGCAAAGAAGAAGACAGCTGCACGATGCAGTACATAACTTCATCAGGACAGCAAAGAACTTTCTTCAGCGCAAACCGAAGACGGCAGCAGCAATCCTGATCACATTTATCACGATATATGTGTCGGTAATGCTGGGATTTGCGATCGGCGACATGATCAGCGCAAAAGGAAAGACGGCAACAGAACAGGAAAGCGAAGCAGAAGAACAAACAGAAAGTGACTTGGATGCAGATGAAGAATATCCATTCAATACAATGTCACAGGATTGGAGTGGCGAAGACATGGAAGGATTCTGCTATCACGAAATATCAGACGAATGCAAGGCAGCAGGCGGCAAGTTTCCAGTAATGGCGCAGATATACACATACATTGTTTGTCAGAACTATGGTGTTGACTATGAAATGGTGTTCGCACTGATCGAACAGGAAAGCGAATGCAACTGGAACGCTTCAGGCGATGGCGGCACATCATGGGGATATATGCAGATAGCGCAGAAATGGCACAAAGAAAGAATGCAACGCCTGAACTGCACCGATCTGACAAATCCATATCAGAATGTGACAGTCGGCATTGATTACCTGAAGGAGATTCAGGACAGTTTGCAGGAAGTTCCAGAAGATGTGCGTCCATATTACGTTCTGGCGGTCTACAACTACGGAGCAGCAGGGGCAAAGGAAAACTTGTGGAATCATGGTGTGTATAAATACAGCTATAACACAGCGATCATGGAAAGAGCAGCACAGCTGAAGGCAGAGAAAGAAAGACAGGACACGAAGGAGGAATAAAAGTGGACAACAAAAAAAGATTGTGCTTGGAAGATGCAGTCACGAACGCAGAAATCTACGCAGTGAAAGTGATTGAAGAAGAACTGAACCGAAAAGGAATCGCACCGAACAGCATTGAAAGAAAAATCATCATCACACGCACAGCGGATGTGCTGGCAGCACACAGGGAAGAAGTCAGGGATATGTATAAAAAGTCGGGATTGCTTCTTCAGGACTGGATCATAAAGATGTCAGGCATAAAAGACCTGATCGCATTCAAGAAAATGAAGCAGCTGGGATTTACTGGCGATGTCATGCAGGACGTGAAGAAGATGGAGGAAGCGCGATGAATATGAAGTATGCGATGCGTTCGGAAGATACCGAACAGATCAATGTCATCAGCTGGGCTTCTTGGCAGATGCAGAAATATCCTGAACTGAAATGGCTGCATCATATCCCGAACGGCGGCAGCAGGAACAGAGCCGAAGCAGTAAAGCTGAAGCAGATGGGCGTGAAGTCAGGCGTGTCGGACTTATGCCTTCCGTACCCAAAAGGAATATATTGCGGACTGTACATCGAAATGAAGTATGACAAGGGCAGACACCAGCCGTCACAGAAAGAGTTCTTGACCGATATGGCAGCAGCAGGACACTATGTCGCGACATGCTACACGGCAAGGGACGCGGTTGAAGTTCTTGAAAAATACTTGAATTTGAAGCGTTTACAGACACACATTCATGTGTCAGATTCAGACACCGCAGTCACGGAAACAGCAGAACGCATGAAAGAGCCGAACAACAGCGTATGGAAAGACGGCGAAGTGAAACCGCTGAAGGTGTAGGACATGAACGGATATGCGGCAGCAGTCAGACAGTTTTATGACATATACAGACCAATCGCAAGGAAGTACGGACTGCGAATGTCAAGCCACACTTCAATATACGATGATGGCTGGATAAAGATATATAAAGGCGAAGGAGCAGACAGACAACAGATCATCAAGATTGAAGAAGCGAACGACACAGACCTATACGACAGGGCAAGGGAAGCAGTGATCAGCTGGGAGAACAGCAAGAAGGAAAGAAATGCAAGACGATAGGAAAGCACATCAAATCACATTGCAGGAACTTGGGATCATACCGAAAGAGCCAGAGCGAAAAGAAGAAGTCAGAAAACAATATGCTTTTCCTTGCGGCGGTTGCGTGTGTAGCCACTGTGCAAACAATGTGGAAACACCAGACACATGCACAGGAGAAATGAAAGAACCTTGCTTCACATGCGACTATTGCAAGCATTATGACGGAAAAGGAACAGACAGGCGACTTCAAGATTGTGACAAATACATTGTGACGGACGAACACGCGAGAAGGTTAAGAAGACACATGAAAATAATAAACAGGAGGAAAGCACATCAATGAAAATAATAGCAGTAATGAATCAAAAAGGCGGCATCGGAAAGACAATGACCGCAGCAGCTATCGCCTACATAATGGGCGAAGAAAAAGGAAAGAAGGTGCTGATCTGTGACGCGGATCAGCAGGGCAACATATCACTTCTTTACGACAGATTTGATCCTGAAGGACAGGGAATGTCAGAATTGCTTGAAAATCATCAGGCAGCAGGCGGCGCATATTCGACAACAGACCTGATCCGAACAACACCATATGGAAATATTGACATAATACCAGCGAACGGATATTTGATGCGAACTAACATGACACTGCTTCAGGAAGAAGGAGAAGATCAGATTCTTCGATTTGCAGCAGCAATGAATGAAGTCAGAACTATATATGATTATTGCATTGTTGATTGTGGTCTGATCATGGACATGACAGTCACAAATGTGATGATTGCAGCAGACCTTGTGATTGTGCCTGTCAAGATTGGCGGCTTCGAGATTGAAGCAGCTGCAAACATGGACAGTCAGCTGACATCGTTCAGAAGGATAAATCCTGACATTCGCATGAAAGTATTGATGACGATGCGCCAGAAGAACCAGACGACACTTCAGGTTGAAGAATGGCTGAAAACACAGTCAGGACACGATTGCTTTGCGACAGCGATCAGGCGATCAATAATCGCAGAGAAGTCAACAGTCGCACAAGTGCCGCTTCCAAAGTTTTCAAAAAACTGCATCGTGACGCAGGACTATCGTGCAGCAACATACGAATTGATGAAAGAGGTGTGAACATGGGAGTGTATGAGATAATCACAGGAATCACAAAAAACGAAGAAAATCTGAAAGTCGAAATCAGGCAGACGGAAGGAACGCTGGAAAGAAATCTTGTATACATCAAAAACACAAAAACAAACAGGGCGTATTCCTTTACTTTAGCGGACGGCGATGAATATGGCGCAGACGCAATGACACGAAATGCAGTTGCAAAGTTACATTCTGACATGTATGGCTGCAACGAAAAGACGCTTAACAGAATCGAACACGCGCTGGGAATAAAACTTGAAACATGGCAGTCAGAATATATCCTGTCACAAGGCATCACATATCCACATGAAGGAAGAAGGACAGGGAAGACGCTTGCATATCAAATCAAGACACTTTTGACTGCGCACGATGACATAACGATCTACGGCAACGAAGAACAATACTACGTTGACGAAATACATGGCAGCGTATACGAAAAAAATTATGTCACAGACCTTGCAAGGCTGTCAGAATACCTTCGCAAAGCTGGCATCGGAGTTCCGAAAGTGACATTGAAACTGGACAAAATGAGAAGAAGGGAGGACGGAATGCGATGGAACTAAAAGGACAAGTCACAATCAGCATCGAAGACTTTGAAAAGCTGAAGGCAGCAGCAGAACAGAAAGAGTATGCAGAAAACCAGCTGCAAGCATTCAGGGACAGGATGTCACAATTCTATGAACTGGACGACACAGACTTCAGGAAACACATCGAAAAGATTGACAGCACACCGAACATGTCAGACAGACAGATTGACAAAGCAATAAGCGAAGCCAGAAAGACATTGAAGATTGTGATTGATACAGACAAGCTAAAGAAGCAGATCAGGGCATCAATAAACAAAAAGGAGTACAAGGAAGATGATTCACACATTGACCTGAAGCACACGACAGACAGCGAACGGGATGCAATAGAAATATGCTTCAGAGAAAAGGAGGATTGAAGATGGCGTGGAATGTAATGGAGCAGCTTAACAAAAACGCACAGAAGGCAGCAGTCGGCGATGAAACACCAAAGGCAAGATTCAGGACGAAGGACATTAGTATAAAAAAGCTATACAGCAACGACAAGAACTTTTATTCAGTCACAGACATTGAACCGCTTGCACAGAAGATATTGCTTGTCGGGCTGATTGAAAATCTTGAAGTCGTTCACGATCCTTGTGATCAGGGCGAATACAGAATAACGGCAGGCGAAAGAAGATGGCGCGCCCTGAAGTTGCTTGTCGAACAGGGCTATACAGATTTTGAAATGGTAACGTGTCAGATTCAGACACCAGCGTCAGCAGATGAAGAAATGCTGCGCTTGATTATTGCAAATGACTATCGAAACAAGACAGTCACAGACATTTTGGAAGAAGAAAAGCAGCTGAAGGACATCTTGCAGAGAATGAAGCAGGAAGGAAGGGAGATCAAGGGGTATAAACTTGACAGCGGTCGCCTTCGTGATGTCATTGCAAAGATGCTTCAAATGCCAGCGACAAAGATTGCACAGATCGAGAGTATCAACAAGCATCTGATCCCTGAATTTGCCGAAGAACTGAAAGAAGGTCGCTTGACTTTTTCTGCTGCCTATATGATCAGCGGAATGAATGAAGAAACACAAGCAGAAATGCTGGAACGCTATCAGGAAAACGGCTTGACCTACAAGGAAGTGAAAGAGATCAAGCAGCAGCAGGAAGAAAAGGCGGCAGCAGAACAGATTGAAGGTCGAATGAGCATTGACCAGTTCACAGAAACAGAAGAAGAGATCGAAGAACTTGAAGACGATGCAGAGGACACAGAGGACGAAGACGAATGGGAAGACGCACACCCTGAAAGCATCACATCGCTGTGTTATAGCTGCAAGAGATATTCAGACTGCAATGTGAAGACAGGAACATGTCAAAGCTGCGATCGGTACATCAACAAGGCAGAAGCCGAAAAGACAGAAGAAGAAAGATACAGCGAAGAACAGGACGCGATTGACAGAGAAACAGCAAAGAAACTTCGCGAGAAGGCAGACGAAGAAAAGATGCAGCAGCTTCCTTCGGACAGCAACAAGGACAAGTGCATCAGAATGTCACAAAGCGCATTTGAAGAAATTGAAGAAGGCAAGCCGTACATCATCACGAAAGACGACAGCTTCAGAAAAGGACAGGAAGTGACACTGATTGCATTCAAGGAAGGCAAGGCGACAGGGCAGCAGTGCAAGAAGACAATTATCTGCGTTGACACAAGCATCACATCATCAGCACTTGAAGACGGCTATTGCATTTTAGGACTGGGAGAAGTCGAAGAAACGCTTCGGGAAGCAGCAGCAGGCGCAGGACAGGACGCAGACAACAGAACACTACAATATGGAGCATAGGAGGAACGAACATGCAGACAAAAGACGATATTAAGGGAATGGCACAGACGTTCAGAGAAGCAGCAGACATTCTGGACGAGATTGCAGAACTTGACGACAAGGAAGACATGACAAGAGAGGAAAGAAAAGAGAAAGAAGAAGAACTGTCAGCAAGATTCTTGCTGAAAATGATTAAGATTCAGCAGGCATAAACAGAAGAAAGGGGAATCGACATGAATGAAATAATATGCGATAAATGCGCGGCGACATTCACACCTGACATGATAGAGATTCAAAACAGAGTGATCACACAGGATGAAGAACACAACGACATCATCGAACAGTATTATGAATGCCCGATCTGTGGCACACATTACACAATCACAATCACTGACAGGGTGCAGCGAATAGCGATTCAGAAGCGCAGACAGCTTCAGACGGCAGTCAAGAACGCAATCAGGGCAAGAAGACCAGCAAGGGCGCAGACATACAAGAACAAAGAAAAAGAACTTGCAGACGACATTCAGGCGCGTGCAAAGATGCTAAAAGAACAGTACGCAGAATATACGGAGGAATAAAAACATGTACGAACATTTCACAAAAACACAGCAGCAGTTCAATGTCAGACGCGGCGATGTGTATTATATCAACAACAACAGAGGGCAGAGAGGAAACGAGATCAGGAAGGACAGACCAGCCGTCATTGTGTCGGCTGACTTCCTGAACAAACACAGCGGCGATGTGGTCGTTGTGTTCCTGACATCACAGCCGAAGAAAGACATGTCAACACATGTGACGATCAGAACGACTGGAAGAGTGTCGGAAGCATTGTGTGAACAGCCGACAACAATCAGCGTGGAAAGATTAAACAACAGAATCGGCAGCGTGACAGAAAGAGAAATGCAGCAGATAGACATTGCGCTTCAGATAGCTTTGAATCTGGATGCAGGAGCAAACACACAGCCAGAACCCGAAAATCAATCGGGGGGGGCATCACACGGCAGCGATGCAGTGATTGAAAGCGAACACGATTGTATTATAAGACTTGAAACGGAGCGCAACACATACAAGAAACTTTATGAAGACATTATGAACCGAAGGAGATAGAAAAACATGCGAAGTATATGGATTGAACAGGCGATCAGCAATCTGGGTGGAATTATCGTGATTATATTGCAGTTGGGATTCATAGCAGTCCTGACAGCACTGATCATCTTGATTGTTACAGAGATAATCAAGGCAGCAGTCAAAGGAAACAAAGAACAAAAAGGAGCAAAGAAGAATGAATAAGGTCATATTGATGGGAAGGCTGACAAGGGATGCACAGACACGATATATAGAAGGCGCAGAGCCTATGGCAATATCGCGCTTCACGCTTGCGGTTGACAGGAGAGTCCAGAGAGATCAGGAAGGACAGTCAGCTGACTTCATTTCCTGTGTGGCATTCGGAAAGACAGGACAGTTCATGGAGAAGTACGGACAGCAGGGAACAAAGTTTGTGATTGAAGGACGCATTCAGACTGGCAGCTATACAAACAAAGAAGGTCGCAAGATTTACACAACGGAAGTTGTTGTGGAATCGGTCGAGTTTGCGGAAAGTAAAGCGGCAGCAGGCGACAACCAGTCAAGACCACAGCCAGCACCAGACAGCGGCGATGGTTTTATGAACATACCAGACGGCGTTGACGATTTGCCTTTTACATAAAGGCGCAGGAAGGAGTGAAAGACATGAAGCTGAAGGAATATGCAACAAAGATAAAAAACAGGCTTGTGGGACAGCGTGCGAAGTCACAAGAGGAAGAAAAAGACGATCTGTCAGAGAAAATTGCAGAACGCACACAGGAATTGATCGCGGAAGACAGACAGGAAGCTGTCAGGGCAGCAGTCGTGGAAGAACCCGAACCAGAAGAAACGACAGAACAGCCGAAAGCAGAAAGAAACATCAGTGCAGATGTGATGAAACTGGCAGCAGTCACAAGAGGACTGAAGATTGATCCTGAATGGACAAAAGAAGAAACGATCAAAGCTGTATCGGAATACAGCGGACTTCCTGAAGAAGAAGTCGAAGTGCTGCTTGAATCGACAGCAAAGTGGGCGCAGGAAACAGGAAGAAAAATGGTAAAGAGTATCACGGAAGCGTTTGAAAAGTTGAAGCCAGCGTTTGAACAGGTAGGGAAAGCAATCACAGAAGCATTCAGGAAGACAAAATGGACAGGATTGCAGTTGCGAAAAGAACTGATCAGCAATAACAGACGCAAAATGAAAGGAATGCCGATGATCAGGGCGAAGGCGATTGAAAAAGCCAGAAGGAATGAAAGGCGAAAGCCTAAAAAGTAGAAAGAAGGTGTGCAATGTGCAAAATAGCGATGAAACGCAGCAGGACATGACGGAAGCAATCAGGATCGCGGTGCGGAAGGCGTTTGCTGAAGTCAAAATTGAAGAAAAGAGAGCAGAGAAGAAAAAAACACTGTATAACACACGAAGATTGATGGAATCATACATAGATTTGAAAAAATACATCAATAATGCAATTACGGAGGAAGAAGAAGTCACAGAAGCGGCATACAGCGTCCTGAAGGGCGAAAATGCGAAGCTGAAATCTGTCAAGGAAGCGAAAATGGTCACAGCGATGATGATTATTAACATTGACAGGGCATTGACCGAACTGGAAACCGAAAGCAGGAAAGAAGGCACATTGTACAAGTATGAAGCGTTCAGAATGCACTATATTGACGGACTGACCTTTGAAGAAATTGCGGATCAGCTTGATTGTGGAAAAAACAGCCCTTCAAACTGGTGCAAGGCGATTTTGAAGAAAATGTCTGTCAAATTATTCGGAATTAACGGAATTTGAAAAAAGGCGATCTGAAAAAGGCTTTTTTCGAGGGAAACGACAACGAAAGCATGGGAAAAGCGTGGGGAAAGTGAGGGTTTTTATAGGGGACATCCTAAAGTAAAATAGTATCGTGAAATGTTGTACAGAAAGACCGAAACAGAACAGAAGTGTTGCATCGGTCTTTTTTATTGCATTTCTGCCCTCTTATTTGCAGAATGTGGGTGCTTATATAAGGGCATCCACAGGAAGCATAAAAACAAGGCTTTATATAGGGGCATACCTGACAGGGGTGCATATATAGGGCGTATATAAGGGGCATATATAAGCGGCTGCATATAGAGCCTATACAGACGGCTATATGAAGCATACGCAGCAGTAGGAAGGTGGTGCAAGGGTTTGTTATTTCACAAGTGCAGATGTGGGGCTTTAATACCGCAGAATATAGCTGAATGTGAAGCCTGTGCAGCGAAGGCAGCAGGGCAGCAGTCAAGACACATGGAATACAACAAACACCGAAGAAACAAGAAGACAGCAGCCTTCTATGTATCAAGTGAGTGGAGGAAGACAAGAGCCGAAACAATCAGGCGGTTTGATGGCGTTGATATATATGCCTTCTATGTGCTGCATGTAATACAGACAGCTGACATGGTGCATCATATCACACCTATTGAAGACGACTGGAACAGACGACTTGATGCAACCAATCTGATCCCATTGAGCAATCACAGCCATGGAATCATTGAAGCCTTGTACAGCAAGGATGAACAGACAAAAAAAGCGACACAAAAGATGTTGTATGACCTGATAGAACGCCACTGGAAGGCGACAGGGGGAGTATGAAAAAGTATCGGGTTAAGTTTATTTAGTCGCGCTTCCCCTCTTCCGTGGAGAAAACTCCCCACGGAAAATCCAGATCAGGGCATCCGAAAAGGGTGCGTGTCAGATTCTGACACACCGCAAGGAAACCAGCAAAGAAGGGAGGTCGCAGAAGAATGGCAGGACAACGACAGCCGATCGCGCTGGTGCAGGCAAAAGGCAAAAAACACCTGACAAAAGCAGAAATTGAAGAACGTCAGCGAACAGAAGTGAAAGCGGCTGCGGATAAAGTGACAGCACCGCAATACTTATCGCCGACACAGAAAAGAACCTTCAAGAAAATCGTGAAGGAACTTCGTGCGATTGACCTTATATCAAACCTTGATGTTGATGCGCTTGCAAGACTGGTCATCGCGCAAGAAAAATACATCGCAGTCACGCAAGAACTGAACAGACAGCCGATCATGGTGGAAATTGAGATCGCAACAAAGCAGCTGGACGAATACGGACAGCCAGTGAAGATCAGAAAAGAAGTCGTGAACGGAGAAGTGGAAAGACTTGCGCTACTTCAAGACAGATACTTCAAGCAGTGTCGTCAGGGGGCTGCGGACTTCGGACTGACAGTGTCAAGCCGCTGTCGCCTTGTAGTGCCAAAAGCAGACAAGGAAACACCGAAAGAAAACAAGTTCGCGAAATTCGCATAAGGCGAACGCATGACAACAGATAGAACTACACAATACGCGCTGGATGTCCTTGCGGACAAGATTGTTGCTGGCGATCTGGTCAAAGCAGCATGTCAAAGACATATAGACGACATGAAAGCGGCTGAAGCTGCGCCATATCGCTATTACTTTGATGTTGAAGAAGCAGAAAGGATCATTGACTTCGCTGAAACACTGACTATTGCGGAAGGCGAAGAAGAACAGCCAGTGACGGCATATCCATTCCAGTGCTTCATTCTGGGAAGCCTGAACGGATGGAGAACTAAAGACGGACATCACAGACGATTCAGAACCAGTTACATACAGCTGGGACGACAGAACGGCAAGTCATTCCTGAATGGTATTCTGGCGGCTTATTACGGCAATTTTGACAAGTACAAATATGGTCAGGTTTACTGTACAGCCACAAAGAAAGATCAGGCAATGATTGTCTTCAACGAAATTGTGAAGTTCATAAATTCTGACAGCGATTTGTCAGAGTGCTTCAAGATTCACGAACACAATTCAACGATTGACTGCAAGATCACACACAGCAAGATCAAGGCACTGTCAGGCGACACGAAGTCGATTGACGGCTTCAGACCATATCTGGGGATTGTGGATGAATACCACGCACACAAAGACGATCAGATGTACAAGCTGCTTGAAGGCGGCATCAAGAAAATGAAGTCGGCACTGATCAGCGCGATCACGACAGCAGGATTTGACCTGAAATCGCCGTGCTTTGCGCTATATGAATACTGTGTGAAAGTTCTGAAGGGTGTTGCAAGCAATGATTCACAGTTCATTTACATCGCACAGATGAATGAATCTGACGATATGTGGACACCTGAAAACTGGATCAAGGCAAACCCGATTCTGGAATACGACAGGGACGCATTGCAGAACATGATCCCGATTGCTGCAACAGCGAAGGAAATGGGAGGATCAACACTGCGCGACTTCATCGTCAAGCAGCTCGACATGTGGATTCAGTGGACGAATGATGTCTATATCAAGGACATGGATGTCTGGACAAGGGCAGCAGTCAAGAAGACACTGGCTGACTTCAGAGGTCAGAAGGCTTATGTCGGACTTGATCTGTCATCAGGCGGCGACTTGACATCAATCGCAATCGTGATCCCATTCATGCAAGGCGAAGACAAATGCTACTTCGTACACGCACACAGCTTCATTCCGAAGCGAAGGGTTGAAGAACACATCAAGACTGACCGCGTACCTTATGACCTATGGATCAGACAAGGACTGGTCGAAGTGACTGAAACAATGGGCGGTGTAAAAACTGACTACAAGTACATTATTGCGTACCTGAAGAAGATCGTGAAGCTGTATGAATTGGATGTGCAGTGGATTTGTTACGATCCGCACAATGCTTCCGCATTCCTGACAGATTTGGAAGCACTTGGATTCGACAGCATTGCTGTCAAACAGTCAGCGCGAGAATTGAACGATCCGACAGTGGACTTCCGACTGGAACTGGAAGCAGGACATGTCGAACATGACGGAAACGAAGCAATGAAGTGGTCTATTGCAAACGCGAAGACGACATCGAACAGCTTCGGAGAAATCAAGATTGACAAGGAATACACGACAGAACGAATTGACATCGTGGATGCAATTATTGACGCATGGATGATGGCAATGAAGGGCGAAATCAAGCCAGATGTCAACAGATACCTTGATATTTGGTTTGCAGGCACAGAGAAATTGCGACAGAAGGGAGGTGCGCAAGGTTGAACATGTGGAAAACACTGAACAAAGGAATTATGAAAGCATTCGGAATGAATATTGAAACAGATACAGCAACGCTGAATGATGAATCATTTCTGGAATGGGTTGGAATTAAGCGCGACAGTGAAAGCAAGAAGCCGACATCAGACGTGACATACTTCACTTGTTTGAAAATGATGTCAGAAACAGTCGCAAAAATGCCGTGGAAACTTTACCAGAAGACAAACAAGGGCATCAGTGAGCCGATAGACAACGACATTGCAAGGCTTATGAAGCAACGTCCGAACCCTTTTATGACACCGACAACCTTCTGGAACGCCGTGGAAATGAACAGAAACCATTATGGGAACGCCTATGTCTATGTACGCAGGAAGTTCAAGCGCAAGAAATACGGCGGCGAATACAAAGCACTGGACATGTGGATCATGCCGTCAGACAGGGTGCAGATCATTATTGACGACAAAGGCATTTTCGCAGGAAAGGGAAAAATCTGGTATTTGTACAGCGATGAATATTCGGGCGAACAGTACATATTCAGGACAGAAGATGTCTTGCACTTCAAGACTTCGCATTGCCTGAACGGAATAGTCGGGCTTCCAGTGCAATACATCCTGAAGCAGACAGTCGAAGGCGTGATTGAATCACAACGCTTCCTGAACAATCTATATAAAAATGGATTGACAGCAAAAGCGGTGCTGGAATACACAGGCGAACTGAATGAAGATGCAGCCGCAAAGCTGCGACAGACTTTTGAACGCTTCGGAGCAGGAAGCCAGAACACAGGCAAGATTCTTCCTGTACCGCTGGGGATGAAGCTGACACCGCTGGACATTAAGCTAACAGATTCACAGTTTGTTGAGTTGAAAAAGTATTCAGCACTTCAGATCGCAGCAGCGTTCGGAATTAAACCGAACCAGATCAACGATTATGAAAAATCATCATACAGCAATTCAGAAATGCAGCAGCTGTCATTCTATGTGGACACGATGCTTTTTGTGCTGAAGCAGTACGAAGAAGAAGTGAACTACAAGCTATTATCGGATGACGAAGTGGAAGAAGGGCTGTACTTCAAAATGAATGAAAAAGTGCTGCTTCGTACCGACAGCAAAACGCAAATGGAAATCCTGAAAGAAGGAATCAACAATGGCATCGAAACAGTAAACGAAGCCAGAAGAAAACTTGATTTGATGGATATGGAAGGCGGCGACACATTGATTGTCAATGGAACTTATGTGCCATTGACGAAAGTCGGGGCAGCATATGACAAAACTGAAGAACAGGACACTGAAGAAGACAGCGATCCTGACAATCCTATAAATGAGCCAAACACAGAAGGCGGCGAAAATACGGATCAGGATGAACAGGAGCAGGAAACAGCCGAAACGAATGAACCTGACACCGATCAGGAAGGAGGGGAAGACGATGGCGAAGAAAATGAACTTCACAAGAAGAAATCGAGCGAAAAGAACGATTGAAAATGTCGGCTTCATGCAGATCAAAGACGCGGCAGCAGGCGGCGTTGAACTGTACATATACGGCGACATTGTATCTTCGGCGTGGGACAAGTGGACATCAGAAGACACCTGTCCACAGGACATCACAGACTTTCTGAACGGCATTGACAACAATGCAGAACTGACAGTGTACTTCAACAGCTGTGGCGGCGATGTATTCGCAGGAATTGGCATATACAACATTTTGAAACGCCACAAAGGACATATCACAGGCATTGTGGACGGAATTGCAGCGTCAATCGCATCCGTGATCCTTATGGCGTGCGATGACATTGTTGTGTCAACAGGCGCACAGATTATGATTCACAAGCCGCTGACAATGGCGTGGGGCAATGCAGACGACTTCGCGGCGGTTATAAGCCAGCTTGACAGCTGTCAGCAGATGATCACAGACATCTACATGACAAAAGCAAAGGAAGGCGTGACAGCAGACCAGCTTGAAGAACTGATCAATGCAGAAACATGGATGTCAGAAAGCGAAGCATCAGAGTGTCGCGCTTCAGACTATTTCAACATCAAAGTGGATGAATCAGCGGAAGCAGTCGCAGCATGTGTCGGCTACATGATAGGCAGATTCAAACATGCGCCAGCAGGAATGAAGACTGAAACAGCTGAAGACATCGAAGCAAGACAGCAGCAGGCAGACGAAACAGAAGAAATTCTGGGCGATCTGTACATGTATGGAATTTAAGAAAACGGAGGAAAAACAATGAGCAAAGAAGCAAGAGCGTTACTGAAGAAAATCAATGACAAGAAGAACGCGATCAAAGCCCTTGTGAATGAGGGAAAGACAAAGGAAGCAAAGGAAGCGAAGGCAGAACTTGTGGACATGCAGGATCGTTTCAACATCCTTATGGACTTAGAGGATGACGAAGACGAGGACATCAAAGACCAGATTGACAAGGACGAAGCAACAAAGGCTGAAGGCAAGGACAAAGCACCTTCAAAGAAAGACATCGCGCGTGCATTTGTCAATCGTATTGTTTGCGGAATGCGCAAGACAAAAATGGACGAGAAAGACAAGAAGATCATGGATGCAATGTCGGAGAAGACAGACGAGGACGGCGGCTTCACAGTCCCACAGGACATTCAGACAGACATTCACGAATTAAGAAGGACAGATGACGACCTTGAACAGTATGTCAATGTTGAGCCTGTCAGCACATTATCAGGAAGCAGAGTGCTTGAAAAAGATGCAGATTCAACACCATGGGACGATGTAGATGAAGCAGCAGAGTTCGGAGAGGAAGAAACACCGAAATTGCGACAGATCAAGTACAAGATCGGTAAGAAGGGCGGCATCCTGAAAGTAACACGCGAACTTCTTCAGGACACAGCAGAAAACATTCTGGGCTTCCTGAATAAGTGGATCGCGAAGAAGTCAAGAGCCACAAGAAACGCTGCGATCCTGAAGAAACTTGCAGAGATTACAAACACGAAAGAAGTTGCAATCAGCACTGTGGACGATCTGAAGACAGTCTTCAATGTGACACTTGATCCAGCGATTGCAGCGTCTTCAATCGTTCTGACAAACCAGTCAGGATTCAACTATCTTGACACATTAAAGGATGAACGTGGCGACTACATTTTGCAGCCAGATGTCACAGACAAAACAAAGCTGCTTCTTTTTGGTGTATATCCGATCAAGAAGGTCAGCAACAAAGTTTTGAAGAATGTCGAAGTTAAGTCAGACGGAAGCAACGTGTCAGCGTACAAGTACCCACTTTATATGGGCGACTTGAAGGAAGCAATCACTTTATTTGACCGCGAGAAGATCAGCATCGAACTTTCAACCGAAGCTGGCGATTTATGGGCGAAAGACCAGACAGGAATCAAGGTGCGTGACAGATTCGATGTGCAGGCATTCGATGAAGAAGCAGTCATCAAGGGAGAAATCACAGTTCAGGTTGCTGGCTAATGGCAACAGGCTTCAGGAAGGGAGGAAAAGACATGGAACTGGAAGAACTGAAGGCATATTGTCGTATCGACTATGACGATGACGATGAAGTGATCAAACTGATTTATGCAGCAGTGCTGGAAGAAATGACAGACCTGATCAAAGACTTCAATCCTGAAGCACTCACGAACCGCCAGAAGTTATTGATCTGCATGTACGTCAAAGAAGCCTACGACAACAGGGACAGAACAGCACCAACAGACGACAAAGTCAGATTCGCGGTGCAGTCGATGATGTTGAAAGAAAGGTTGAAGTGATATGTCAAGCGCAAGGATCAAAATATACAAATATCAGTATGGGAAAGTTGATGGAAGGCGAGTGGAAGCAGAACCGATCTTGTATCACGAATGCTGGTGCGAGATCGGCAGCCTTTACGGAAAAGAACTGTACAAGGCAATAGAAATCAGACTGGAAGACACAATCGTGTTTGACAAGGTCAGGTATTGCAAAAAGGTCAAAGAGATAGCAGCACACCTGAAGGACTACTTTGTGGAATACGAAGGGGAAAGATACAACATATTTGCAAGGGACTTCAGGAACAACGACAGGCAATATGTGCAGTTGAAAGCGAACCGCACAACATAAGTGTCAGATTATGACACAAGGGAGGGACACAGCATGAAAGTGACCTTTGAATTTGAAGGACTGAAAGAGATTCAACAACAGCTGGAAGCACTTGCGAGTGATTCAGAAATCAGAAAGACAAACAAGCAAATCTTCCAGAAGTCTGTTGATTATACAGAGCCGCGAATGAAGGCGGTTATGGCAAGGTCAGCAGACAATTCAAAGTCAGGAAAGAAAGGGTATAGACCTTCTGGACATGCTGCGGACAATATCCCCACAAAAGCCACAGCAAGGGGCGGCGAAGTCGGCTGGACGCTTCTGGGCGATGCTGAAAACTGGTTTTACATGAAGTTTGTTGAATGGGGGACTACAAAGCAGCCCCCACAAGACTTCTTGTACAACACAATGGAAGAATGCCGCGGACAGTGGGACACAATAGCTGATCAGGAATATCAGAAGTTGCTGAATGAAAAGCTGGGAGGATGACACATGGACATTGTAGGGACGACACTTGAAACGCTTGCAGTGCTGGAAGATGAAGGGATCATCGTGCAGCAGGGCTGGTATGACGAAAGCATCAAAAAGCTGCATGTGACAGTGTGGAATCTTGGCGACTACGGCGGCAAAGGTTCAGACGATGAAACAGAAGTCGAAATTGCAGCAGTGCAAGTGTGCATCTGGTCAAACAAAGACCAGATAAAATTGAAAAAGAGGATCAAACGCCTTATGTGCAAAGCTGGTTTTGCATTTATGGGATCAAACGACAATCTTGAAACAGATACAAAAATATTTATGAATGCCGCAAGGTTCATGGCGGCAGAAGAAGCAGAACAGGAGGACGAAGAAGAATGAGTGAAGCAGGAAAGCAGATCATCAGATCGAGAACAAAGTCATTTCGCGACATTTATGTCGCACCAGTAACACAGAACGATGCGACAGCATACGCAGCAGGCACACCAGTCAAACTTGCGCGTGCTATTTCGGGAAAAGTGTCTGACAAGTTCAGCGTTGAAAAGATTTACAGCGATGACGGAGTGGAGGACACAGTTGAAACCTATGAAGGAACAGATGTGGAGTTTGAAGTCAATTCCCTTGCGCCGCAGGACAAAGCAATGTTATTCGGTCACTTATACGAAAAAGGCTGGCTTGTAAAAAACAAGGATGACAAAGCACCTGAAGTCGCTGTCGGATATAGAGCAAAGAAGCTGAATGGCAAGTATGAATTTGTGTGGCTTTATGTCGGAACATTCGGTCAGGGATATGACGACAACTATCAGACACAGGAAGACAAGGTCACAACACAGACAGCAACGCTGAAGGGCAGTTTCTACGAACGCGCATGTGATGGAAACTTTGAAACACAGGTTGACGAAAGCAACCTTCTGGCAGAACACACGGACGCAGCAGCAGCAATCAAAAACTGGTTCGGAAAGGTACAAGAGCCAACAGAAGCGGCGTAAAAAAACAATAGGAGGGCAAACACAATGAAAAGAAAGTTAATTATAAACGGCAAAGAATATGAAATGCCAAAGATGGACGTTGACACCTATATGGAATATTTGGAGGTTAGGGACGACATCATGGGAACTGAAAAGAAAAGCGGACTTTACACCGCAGAACAGTTCCGAAAGATGCTGGACTGCATTTGCATGGTTTACGGCAACCAGTTCACTGTTGACGAGTTGAAGGACAAGGAAACAGGACTGGGAGTTGCAGCAATCATCATGGAATTTGCACTGATCGAAGAATCGCTGGGCGATGAAGTCAACGGAAAGGTTGAGAAGCTACAAAAAAATTTTACAAGTGGCAAATAATACCCGAACTGACGCTGACGTGCAATGAAAAAGAATATATATGCGCGTCAGTATCGGTTGAAAAATACAGAGCATATACAGAACTTATGGAAAAGAACAACGGCGATGATGTTGCATCTGCATTTCAATTCAATGCAGCAATTATGAAAATGATCTTCAGCATATCTGAAAGGGAAGTGATGAAGGCAGATGTCACAGAGCAGCTGGCAACAGCAAAGATGATTCATTTTGTGATGCAGGACATCATCACGCCAAAGTTCCTTGAATTAAACCCAAACAGACCAGATGAAGTCGAACAGGAGAAGTCAGCATTCGATGATTATGACGAAGAAAACGGCTACAACGAAGCTGAAAAGCAACTGGATGATGAAAACATCTGGAAAGTGTGCCGCGACAATGTGGACAGGGTTGTCAAGCTGTGTATAAAAGGGCTGAACGATTCACTTTCAAATGTTATGAAGTCGGATATTATGAGCCTTTTGGATCATGTGGCGTTCGAGATCAAGACCATCAACGAAAAGTGATGAAAGGAACGTGCATACATGGCGCAGGCATCAATCAAGATCGGCGCTTCGATGTCAGAATATCAGTCGGCTATGAAAGCGGCGGTTGCAAGCATGAAAGAACTGTCGTCACAGTACAGTCTTGCTGCTGCGAATGCCAAACTGTACGGCACGAAATCTGACGCGCTAAAGGCGAAGATCAGCGAACTTACACAGAAAATGGATGTCCAGAAGACGAAAGTCGCGGATTGTAAGACACATTATGAAACGCTGACAACACGACTGGACAACAATAAGAAAAAAAGCGAAGAACTGAAGACAAAAGTCGCAGAGCTGTCAAGAGCCTATGAGGAAAGCAAGGAAGCGACTGGCGAAAATTCAGAAGAAACAAAGAAATTAAAAACAGAACTGGACAAAGCGGAAAAGCAGCTGGCAACAACCGAAGCACAAACAACAAAGTATGAAGCAGCAGTCAAGAAGCAGGGGGCAGCAGTCACACAGGCTGAAGCTGACCTTGCGAACATGGAAGTGCAGCTTCGTGATGTCAATGCGGAACTTGCGCGCCAGAAGTTCGATGAATACGCGGAAAAGGCTGGAAAAGTCGGACAGGCAGTGCAAACAGCAGGACAGCACATGATGAAGGTCACAACCGCGATCGGCGGCGTGGCAGCGGCATCGGTAACAGTTGCAGCAAACTTTGAACAGCAGATGTCAAAAGTGCAGGCAATCAGCGGAGCAACAGCAGAAGAAACTGACAAGCTGACAGAATCAGCACGTCAGTGGGGGCGCGATACAAAGTATTCAGCAACCGAAGCAGGCGAAGCGTTTGAATATATGGCACTTGCAGGCTGGAAGACGGATGACATGCTGGAAGGCATTGGCGGCATCTTGAATCTGGCAGCAGCATCCGCGATGGACTTGGGAACAGCTTCAGACATCGTCACAGACTATCTGACAGCGTTCGGACTATCGGCAAAGGACGCAGGAAAATTCGCAGACGAAATGGCTTATGCAATGAGCCATTCAAACACAACAACCGAAGCACTTGGAGAAGCATATAAAAACTGCGCTGCGACAGCTGCTTCAATGGGATATTCGGTGGAAGAAACAACAGCAGTCTTGATGACAATGGCGAACGCTGGCGTTAAAGGCGGCGAAGCAGGAACAGCCCTGAACGCTATTATGACAAGACTTGCGACAGATACAAAAGGCTGTGCAACCGAACTGGCGAAGTATGGTGTTGAAGTGTACGATGCGCAGGGCAACATGAACAGCCTGTCAAGCATACTGACAGGAGTGCGCGGCGTATGGAATAACCTGACAGACGAACAGCAAGCGAACCTTGCAAAGACAATCGCAGGAACGAACCAGTTTTCAGCATTGCAAACAATCATGTCTGGCTTGTCAGATGAAGCGATTGCAAGCGGAATGTCCTTCAGTGACTATGCTGAAGCATTGCAGAATTGTGACGGCACTGCATCCGACATGGCGGCAACAATGCAGGACAATTTGCTGGGAAGACTGACACAGCTGAAGTCGAAGCTGGAAGACATTGGAATAACTGTGGGAAATGCACTGCTTCCATTCATGGAAAAGGCAGTGGCGAAGATTGGAGAACTTGCAGACAAGTTCGCAGCATTAAGCCCACAGCAGCAAGAAACGATCCTGAAGATTGCAGGCGTTGTGGCTGCGATCGGTCCTTTGCTGACGATAGTCGGAAAAGCTATCAGCGTATCTGGACAGCTATCATCAGGGATCGGAAAAGTTGTTGGCAAGCTGGCGACAATGGGAACAACAGCGTCAGGAGCAACAGGCGGCATGGCTGTCCTGAAGGGCGCGCTTGCGGCGATCACATCGCCAGTCGGAATTGCAGTTGCAGCAATCGCAGGAATCACAGCGGTAGTTGTGACCTTATGGAAGACGAATGAAGACTTCAGAAACAAGATCACGGAAATCTGGGACAGAATCAAAACAGTGTTTACAGAGTTCGGACAGCATATCACCGACAAGCTCAATTCGCTGGGCTTTGATTTTGAAAACTTCGGGGAAGTGGTCAAGGCAATCTGGGAAGGCTTCTGCAATTTGTTAGCACCGATCATCGAAGGCGTGTTCAATAATATCGCAAATGTCATTGAAACAACGCTGAATGTGATCACAGGCGTGTTTGATTTGTTCGTGTCGTTATTCACAGGCGACTGGTCAGGGGCTTGGGATGCAGTAAAAGGAATATTTGAAAGCGTATGGAATGGGCTGAAAGAATATATCAGCAATATTCTGAACACAATCAAGGGCGTTGCTGACGCTTTTCTGGGCTTATTTGGTACTTCATGGGATGAAGTATGGAATAGCATCAAGACAACCTTTGAAAACATCTGGAACGGCATTGTATCGTTCTTCACAGGTATACTTGACGGAATAAAGAACGCAGTAACAACAGCGTGGACAGCAGTCAGCACGACAATCAAGGACTTTGTATCAACAGTCTTTGAAACAATCAAGAACGTGATCACAGTCGTTATTATGGCGATTGCAGAGTTCTTCAGCGCAGCATTTGAAATCTTGACAGTTCCGTTCCGATTTATCTGGGAGAACTGCAAAGATACAATCATTTCAATCTGGGATGCAATCAGCGCGAAGATACAGACAGCAATCACGTTTGTACAGAATATCATCACGACAGTATGGAACGCGGTCAGCGGTGTATTCACGACAGTGTGGACAGCAATCAGCACGACAGTGTCGAATGTCTGGAACACGATCAGCACGAAGATACAGACGACATTGCAGACGATCCAGAATATTATCACGACAGTATGGAACGCGGTCAGCGGTGTATTCACGACAGTGTGGACAGCAATCAGCACAACAGTGTCAAATGTTGTGAACAGCATCAAGAACACGATCACGAATGTGTTCAATGCGGTCAAGACGACAGTCAGCAACATATTCAACAGCGTGAAGTCAACAGTGACATCTATCTGGAACAGCATCAGCAGCACGATCAGCAATGTTGTGAACAGCATCAAGAACACAGTCAGCAACGTGTTCAACACATTAAAATCAACAGTCAGCAACGTGTTCAACAGCATAAAATCAACAGCAACATCGGTCTGGAATGCAATCAAGAACGCAATAACAACACCGATCAATGCCGCGAAAAACGCTGTACACAATGCAATCGAAGCGATCAAGTCGAAGTTCCACTTCACATGGTCACTTCCAAAACTGAAACTACCGCACCCGAAGATCACAGGTAGCTTCAGTCTGAATCCACCTTCAGTGCCACATTTTTCGATAGATTGGTACAAGAATGGTGCGATTATGAATGATTCAATGATCTTCGGAATGAACGGAAACACGCTGCTTGCTGGTGGAGAACCAGAAACAGGCGGCGAAGCGATCCTTCCGCTGAAGCCATTCTATCAGGAATTAAACACAATGCTTGATGAAAAGCTGAAAAAGATTGAATCGGGAACAAACGTGAAAGTTGAAAACCACACATATATTGATGGCGAAGAAATTGCAAGCAAAACATACACGAAGGTGGATGAACAGCTTGTGGAAGATAAAAGAAAAGGAAGGTAAGGCAGCATGAAAGTTAATGGTATAGACGCAAGAAAATACAATGCGAAGCAGCTGACAGCCGAAGTGCTGCCGCCTTCGCTTGCTGTCGATTATGAGATTGTGACAGGCGCGATCCTTCCGACAGAATTTGAAACAGACATGGAACTTGGAAAGCTGAAGTTGTGCATGTACTTCAGGGGCAAGGATAGAAACAGCCTGATCAGGAAGATGTCAGCATTTCTGGAAAACTTCACAAAGTCAAGCGTGCTGGAAGTGGATGGCTACAAAGGAAAGTTCAAGGCATACACAGCAAGCAGCGACTATTCAAAAATGAAAGTGAAAACCAGATACAAGTTGAACATCGTTCTTGAAGGCTATTTTTTTGATGATGAATTAAATCTGGAATATGACGGAATCACACAGACAACGATTGACCGACAAGGGACACGAAAAGCACCAGCGATCATTGAAGTCTATGCGAAGAAGGCGTTGAAGAATTATAAAATCAGCGGATTTGAAGACGACATCATCGTGGAACAGCTGGCAGCAGGGCAGACGATCATCATTGACGGAGAAGAAGGACGCATCACGAACAATGGCGCGGACGCATTCGGAAGTGTTGACTTGTGGAAGTTCCCAGCAATCGCGCAGCAGCAAACAGCCCTGAAGTTTTCGAACGCAGATGCAGTCGTTCGGATCAGGTACAAGCCTATGTGGATATAAGGAGGAAGACGGATGCAGATTTTTAACGACAAAAAGCAGCGTGTCGGAATCCTGAAGGGCTTCAAAGATCGCAAGATCGTGAAGACGCTTAATTCTGGCGACAGGGAACTGTCTTTCAAATATCCTTCAGATGGCGAAAAGGTTGACCAACTGAAGGAAGAATATTACATCAGGACAAAAGATGATGAATATGTAATCAGGAAAAAGAAGACAGGTGTGCAGTTTAATGAGTACACAGCGCAGCTGAATGTCGAAGAACTTGAAGGGGCGGTGTTCCCTTATGGGTTTGAAAGCAAGGAACAGACGATCAGGGCGTGTCTTGAATTTGCATTTGAAGGAACAGGCTGGAAGATTGGCGTGTGCCAGATCACGAAGAAAAGGACGATCAACAAGGATGAAGAAACAAACGCATGGGATGTCCTTCAAGACTGCTTGTCAACATACCGCGTTGAATGCAAGATCAGAAGCCTTGAAAAGACTATTGATATATACGAACAGATCGGAGAAGACCGCGGACGATATTTCATCGAAGGACTGAACCTGAAGAAGCTGACAGTGACTTCAGACACATATGATTTTTATACACGGCTGATCCCACTTGGTAAAGATGGAATCGGAATCGAATGGCTTGGCAAGCCGTATCTTGAAAATTATCAATACAGCAGCAAGATCAAGACATATGTGTGGAGCGATGAAAGATACACAAACACAACAAGCCTGATCGAAGATGGAATCGCAAAGCTGGAAGAAATGTCGAAGCCTTATGTCGCATACAAAGCAGATGTGATTGACCTTGCAAGGCAATCAAAGAAATACAGCAGCGTATTTGATTTTGACATCGGCGACACTGTCTGGATGATCAGCAAGTCAACGAAGACAAAAGAGAAGCAGCGAATTGTGAAGCTGACGGAATATCCAGAAAGCCCACAAAGCAACACTGTCGAACTTTCAAATGCAACGAAGACTTTTGCTGAAGTACAGCAGGAAGCAACAGATCAGGCGAAATCAGAAGCGATCAAGATTGCGAACAGCAGCGCGAAGAAAGTTCTTGAAGATGGATATTACACGAAAACAGAGGTTGAAACACACATAACAGCATCGAAGGAAGAAATCGAACTGGGCGTGTCAAAGACCTATGAAACGAAGACCATTGTTAACCAGAAGATCAAGAGTGTGAACGATCTGACAGATGAAAAGCTGACGGAATACAGCACGACAGAACAGATGCAGGCTGCAATCAACCTGAAAGCAGACGCGATTGATCTTTCAGTTTCAAAAACATATGAAACAAAGACAACAGTCACAGAGAAGATCAAGAGTGCAAACGATCTGACAGATGAAAAGCTGAAAGAGTATTCCACAACAGAAGAAATGAATGCGGCGATCAAGGTGCAGGCAGACAGTATCACGACTGAAGTCAACAAGAAGGTCAACAATTCGGAGTTCGGAACAAAGATCACACAGAACGCCTACAACGTGCGTGTGGCTTGGAATAATAACAGCAAATACATTCAGCTGGAATATGGTCAGCTTGCAATCTACAACGGCGATGTGACGGCAGCAGAAAAAAGAGCAGTATTTGACGAACGAGGAAATCATTTCTATCGTGATGGGTATTATGTTGGAAAAATCGGGACAAACGAATGGTCAGGAAATAGCACACACAAAGGGCTTGTGTTCGATTTGGACTATCAGGGCAAATACATGGCATTTGCACAGATGAAATCACAGGGCGCAGGATCATACACAACAATGCTATGCTTCTCACGCGCAAATAGTATATATGACCAGTACGGCATCCATCTGGGCTGTGACTTTTATGGACACTGGTTTGATTTATACAATGTCGATCTGCACGACTGCAATGCGAATGGCTATGGAGTTGCGGACGCAAAAAGCATCCCGATTATAACGGAAATTCACGACAACGGAAATGGTTCAATTGGCTGGACGACATCATCAATCAGTGTAAGAAACGGAATGATCACAGCAGTTCCACAAGGGAGTTCAAACATATAATGAGTGAAAATATAATCATTGAAGAAGACACAAAAACAGAAGTACATGAAATGATTCTTGACACGCCTGAAGGCAAAAAAGGAATCAGAGAAGAAAACGCGGAAGAAACACAAAACGAAACAAAGAACACGCTTCTTGCGCAGATGGATTCAAAACTTGACTTGATCCTTGCATATCAGGAAGCAACACTGGAAGGCTGACAGGAGGATAAAACATGAAACCGATCGAACAAAGAATTGCATGTGCAAAAGGAGAAATCACAGACGCAATCGTGACAGCAAGTACAGTCCACGGACTGTCAGCGACAGCCATTGAAGGTGTGCTTGCTGACGCACTACAAGAAATTAAATCACAGGCAAAGACAGAACTGCTGAATGCATACAACAAGGATATGAACGAAGCACATCAGGAAATCAAGAAACTGAAAGAAGAACTTGAAAAGGCGCAGGCAGCAGCAAAGAAAACATTGAAGACCGAACCTGACACAGATCAGGAAGGAGGGGGCGACAATGGCGACAGAACAAATGCAGCTAATAACTGACATAACACTGGAACTGACAGGCGATGAACGCTTGTATATGGCATCTGCGAAGCAGGGCGACAAGCGAACACGATTCATCAGGGTTGCACTGACAAATAACGGCAAAGTGTTCACGATCCCGACAGGGTACATTGTGATCGCAAATATCAAGAAGCCTGACAAACACTTCTGCTATAACGAATGCAAAGTGACGGACAACAAAGTTATGGTCGAACTGACAAATCAGGCACTTGCGGCAGCAGGAACAGCACACTGCGACATTGAGATCAGGGACGCGCAGAACGTGTATGTATTATCTTCACAGGCGTTCACAATTGAGATCGAAGAAACGAACAGGAATGACACTGCGATTGAAAGCTGCAACGAGATCACAGCACTGGAAAAGAAAGTGCAGCAGTACATCGACAACATCGTTTCAACAAAGAATGACATCTTGTCAGTTGAAGCAGCGATGAAGGTTGCTGAAGCTGCCAGAGCATCGGCAGAGGTTGACAGGATCAATGCTGAAGCACGAAGGAAGAAAAGCGAACAGGACAGGGAAACTGCTGAAACAGCAAGGCAACAGCAGCTTCAGATCATGCAGGAAGCGACAGGAGCAGCAAACAACGCAGCTTCTTCAGCAAATACGGCAGCAGGCGCAGCGAATACAGCGGCGGCACGCGCTGAAGCAACATACAAGTCACAGGAAGAATTGCAGAAGATGTATGAAAAGATGCTGGACATCAAGGGGGCAGTCGGAAGCACGATTGACGGCGGCACAGCGTTCAGCATTGATCCGATGACCTGTGACGGCGGCACAGCGTTCACAACAGAAGAATGCGAAGCGGATGCAGGCACAGTGTAGGAAGGAGGAAACACGATGGCAACATGGACAGTCAAACCGAAGAAGGACACAACAGCAAACTGGAAGGCTTCAGGGCGCATCCTTGAAGTGAATGAATGGGGCGTTGAAGAAACAACATCGGGCAAGTACATATTGAGGATCGGAAACGGAAAAGACAAGTTTCTTGATCTTCCAGCGGTCGTTGATACGCCGACACTTGAAACGATGTACAACACGATTCAGAACTTCAACAACAACATGCAACAGGCGACATCAGCTGCAAACACAGCAGCGCAGGCAGCGCAGGCACAGGCAGCAGCCGCGAAAGCAGCCGCAGCAGCTTGCAAGGACATCCAGAAGGGAATCAATTCAATGTCGGATTCTGCAACAGGGAAGAAGTACACGATCGGTGTTGAAGCAGGGCTTGTGTACTTAGAGGAAACAACATAACAGGAGGAAAAAGAAATGGCAAGGCTTTATGTAGCAGACAAAGAAACGCTTGACGCTGTGAAGGCTGACACGACAGGAATACTGGCACAGCTTCAGGATAAAGATGGAAAATTCAGCAATGTCAAGCGATATGGAATCAAGATCAACAAGGCTGACAGCAATCCCGACACGCGCATCACATATCTGTATGATGCAGCAGGATTCACACCAGCAAAGATGAACTTCACAGACGGATCATTCGACTTCGGTTCATGGGGCGAAGTGTTCTTCATTAAGCAGAACAGACCAGTCATGCTGAAGGCAGACAGAACAGTTGCGTATGAGTTAAACCACACAGACCATTCAAAGAAGCTGGACGGCACTGCATCCGATGTCGGGGACGCATCAACGACACTGAATGCGATGTCTGAATTTCCTTTGATGTGGCTGTGTCAGTACGAAGTCGGAAACTATGAATATATCATCGTATCTGACACAAGAGTTGACAGCAACTACAACGCAGATGCATACACAAGAGAAGATGGAAGTGTTGCAGATCATATGTACATGCCTATGTACGGCGGCAGCTATGACGGCGCGAAGCTTCGCAGCTTGTCAGGAAAGAAACTGGACTGCAACACGAACGCGCAGACAGAGATCAGCAGGGCAGCAGCAAACGGAACAGGCTGGACGATCATCTCATGGAGCAGAAGAAACCTGATCGAAAGCCTTCTGACATTGATCAGCAAGTCTGAAAACTTTCAGGCGAAGTTCGGTCAGGGCGTATGTAGCACATATGTCAATGATTCATCAAAAGACTACGGAAAAGTTGTGACAGGAACACTGGACACAAAAGGGCAGTTCTTCGGCTATAATGACGGAACGCATGAAGTGAAAGTATTCTATTGCGAAAAGCCATGGGGAAACCGCTGGGACAGACTTGTGGGCTATATCTGCGACAACGGAACAATCAAAGTGAAGATGTCGCCGCCTTATAGCCTGACAGGGAAGGACTACATAAAAGTTGGAACAGCGTGCAAGACAGAAGGATGGCAGAAAGACACATTGATGACGCGATATGGACGGTTTGTCAAATCTGTCGGCGGCAGTGCTTCAACATATCGTTGTTGTTATTACTGGATCAACGTGACGATCGTTGCGGTCGCGCTTGTCGGCGGTTGCACCAACGGCGGCGCGTACTGCGGTGCTTACGGCGACTTGAACAACGCTGCTTCGGGTGCGTCTTGGTACATCGGCGGCTCGCCTTCTTGTGAAGAACCTTTGGCGGCATAGCCGCACAGGGGGACAGGGGGAGCAATCCCCCTTGAAGTGTAAGTAAAAAGAAAAATTAAATAATAGGGATATTGTGTGCGCCTTCCGATGCTTCTGCGTTGCGGTCGCGCTTGTCGGCGGTAACACCAACAACGGCGCGAACTGCGGTGCTTACGTCAACTTGAACAACACTGCTTCGAATGCGAATTGGAACATCGGCGGCTCTCACTCTTAACAATCATGGGACAATAACCTAATGCACACGATATTCCGCGCCACTTGGCGAAAGTTAAACCGAAGAAAGGGTTGTGCTAGTAGGGCGAAAGCCGTGAACGTGCAACAGGTGTTAAGAAGGAAACCTTTTGAATGAAGACATATAAACATATATTTGAAGAATTGCTGAAAGAAGAAAACATCACACAATGTTTTCACGATGCAGCAAAGCGCAAGACGACACGTCCCGAAGTCGCCAGAGTGCTGAAGGAAGAAAGAGAAGTCGGAAACGACAGACCTGAACCGCAATGTCTTCAGGAACATGTGAAAGCACTTCAAAAAATACTGGAAGAAGAAACATATCAACCACCAGAACATAAAAAGATGCTGATAAACGAATATAGCTGCGGAAAGGTCAGGGAAATCATAAAACCTGAATTTCAGTATGAACAGGTCGTGCATCATTGCATCATAAAACAGCTTCAACCGATCGTGCTTCATGGACTATATGAACACGCACTGGGAAGCATACCGAACAGAGGTTGTCACAGCGGAAAGAAGCAAGTCGAAAAGTGGATAAAAGGCTATAAGGGAAAGAAGTTCTATATCCTGAAAGCAGATGTCCGACACTGCTTCGATACAGAAGACATTCGCGTAATTGAAACAAAGCTGAAACGCGTGATCAAAGACGAAAGATTTGTCAGATTGTGCAGCACAGTCATGGAGCATGAAGCAACATTGAAGCCACCTGAATTTGATCGGGAATGGATCGAGGATGAACAATGGAAAGATGCTGAATTTTTGTCAGGGCTTCCGCTTGGGTTCGTGACTTCACAATGGTTCACACAGCTGAATTATAAAGAACTCGATCACAAGATTGTTGAAGAGTGGAAGGAACTGGGCGGCGTTGACCATTCAATTCGATACGCGGACGACATTGTCGCGTTCGGAAGAAACAAAAAGAAACTTCACAGACTGAAAGATGTTATGTCGGAATATATGAAAAATGAAATGCATCAGAAAATCAAATACAACTGGCAAGTGTTCCGTTTTGAATATCCCGACAGGAAAGCACCGCCAGTCATTGACAAGAAGACAGGAAAAGAGAAACCGAAGACCAGAGGGCGTGCGCTGGACTTCATGGGATTTGTATTTCATTACAATCGCACAACGCTTCGCAAATCAATCCTGAAGCGTGCAACAAAGAAGGCACACAGAATCGCAAAGAAAGAGAAAGTCAACTGGTATGATGCTTCAGCAATGCTGGCATCAATGGGTTGGTTTACACATACGGACACTTATGGCTTTTATGAAGATCATATCAAGCCATATGTCAATATAAAGCAACTGAAAAAGAAAGTCAGCAAGCATTCAAAGAAAGGAGTGAAGAACAATGATGTCAGAATGGTATCAGTCAGAAAGCATGGACAAGCCGACAGAGTGGGACACGACATCAAGCCCGACAGTGGTCTATCAGCGAAAGAACATCGCAGAGCAGATCAGGAAGGGCATTGACGGAGAAAAAGACCGCACTGTCTATGTGTACAGCGAAAGGACTATGACACAGGAAGAATATGCAAGACTTCAGGCAGAACTTGAAAGTCCAGCAACAAAGATGATCATGCAGTCAATGTCATCAATTGAAATGAACGTGGCAATGATGCAAGAAATGATGGAGGTATAAGCATGGCAGAAACAAACACAGGAACAAACACAGAAACAACCGAAAAGGTACACAGCAAAAAGTTCGATTCACTGAAGAAAAAGTGGGAAATGGACTATATCACAAAAGACACACTGAAAGGCTGGGTTGCGCTGAATGAGAAGAGAGCAGGAAAGGGCATCACAGCAGAGGAATACAAGGAAATTACTGGCGAAGAGTATGAAGCCAGTGAAGAATAATGACGCAGATTGAATTGATCGACAGGCTGTGCGCCGTGAATACGCTTCTGACAGACATTGTCAGGGAACAGGCAGAAATAATGGCGCAACATGGAATCGAAGCGATACAGACGCAGGACGAAGCCACAGACAGGCTTGACGATCTATTCGGGAAGCGCAAAAGGGCAGAAGACGAAAACGATGCAATCGAAGCAGCACTTCGCAATTATATTTGACGGAGGAAAAAGAAAATGACTATTGAAGTATCATTGTTACTTTCAGGCGTGTCGATTGCGTTTGCAATCTTCTTCGGAATCAGTACACGCAACAGAAACGTGAAGAAGGACACACAGGACGAAGCCAGAGAGGATGCAACGATCCTGACCAAACTGGAAAACATTCAGAATACTATGATTGAAGTGAAGTCTGAAATGGGATCATACAGAAACGAAATGAAAGAGATCAGGGAGTATTACATCAGGGCATCGGAAAGTCTGAAGCAGCTTCATAAGCGTGTGGATAGAATTGACAAGATCATTGATGAATCACATCCACATCAGTACATCGAAGAGTAACAGGAGGAAAGCGCGTGGAGAAGTACAGCTATACAATACCAGCAAGCAGAAGAAAGAAAAGACGCAAGAAGTCGCTGACAAGCTGGATCATGGAGTTTTCAAAAAAAGTTGTGGTTGTCTGCGTGCTGCTTTACATCATCATTGAACTGTTTTCAGTAATAGCGATCTGGCACTTCGCAGACACATCAGTGCTGACCACACTGATCAGCGAAACATCAGAAGTGCTTCGCATGGGTGTGTTCGGGTACATGATAAAGGCAGGAATTGAGAACTGGCAGAAAATCAAAAAAGGAAAGCAGGAAAGTGAAAACGAGGAAGGCGGTGCGAACGGATGAAAAATGCAGCTTTAATATTAAAAACAATTTATGATAATTTGCCGATGATCCTGACAATCATTGCGATTGTGGCAGGCATCGGAATCAAGGTCAGAAACTTCCTGAAGCAGTCAAAGGAAGACCAAAAGAAGCAGCTTCAGGAACAGGCAGACAAAGTCGTGGAACTGGTAAAAGAAAGCCTTCTGTCTATCGTATCAAAGGCAGAAAAGGAATGGGGAAGCGGCACAGGAACAATCAAGAAGTCATGGGTGTGGGAACAACTTCAGGCACAACAGCAGAAGTTGACGGAATACATATCAGAAGGACTGATCGACAAAGACATGGTCGATGATCTGATTGAAGCGGCAGTTGAAGAACTGAACGCTATTTTGAAAAAGAATCAGAAGGCTGCTGAAGCAGTCAAGCCGCCTGAAGAAAGAGAAGCGGCAGCGGTAGCAGCTGCGCTTCAGGCGCAGAAGATACAGACGAAATAAAAAGACAGGAGGTCAAAAGGAATGCTACATGCTTACATTACATCATACGCGATCTGCTTCATGGCGACAGTAGTCATCATTATGCTATTGCTGATCGCAGGCGTTGAGATCGACAAGGAAGAAGCGAAACATCACGGCGCAGAGGTTGAGCCGCCCCCAACAGCGAAGGACTGGATCGGGTATATATTAAAAGCATTCCTGATCGCCTTCGTGGTATCATTAGCAGCCCCACTGGTATTGATATTTTATATCTTTGTGATCGGTTGCATTATCATTTCAGCATTAACAGAAGAATAACAGGAGGAAAAGAACATGGGAACATTATGCGGATGGGCTAGTATTGACGAAAACGGAAAAGCAACAGGAGGACAGAAAGGCGATCAGACAGGTCGTGAAGTAAAGACTGGAAACTGGTATGACTTCGGTCAGACAGTCGTGCTTCGTTTCAAGGACAGAAACAAGGCAGCGAAGGCGGCGACAGCGATGAAGCAGCTGTGCGCGAATGACAATGTCGGATATTGTCAGGGACACAGAACTTCACTGTACACAGAACTTGAAAAGGTCGGCTGGAATCCGACAGCATTGAAAACACCTTGCGAAACCGATTGCAGTGCGATGATGTCGCCAGTGCTTAAATGCGCAGGAATCAGCGTGTCAAAGGATATTTACACAGGCAACATGGTCAATGCTATTATGGCAACAGGAGAGTTTGAAAAACTCACAGGAAGCAAGTACACAGACACAGGCGACAATCTTATGACTGGCGATATTTCAGTGGCAGCAGGCAAGCACACAATCATGGCACTGGAAAACGGATGCAACGTGTCAGGCGGCAACGGATCAGGAAGCGGATCAGGAAGCGGATCAGGCAATAATCCAGCTGTAGTACCATACGGAACAGCAAAGACAGCGACATTCACTGGATATGTGAACACAGGCGCACTGAATGTCAGAAAGCAGCCTGATCCAGATGCAGACAAACTTGTGTCATATCCTTGCATCAAGCAGAACACAGAAGTCGGAGTGTGCGGAAGCGCAAAAGCACCGAACGGCGCATTGTGGTATTACATCTATATTGACGGAGCAAAGGGCAAGAAGTACGGATATGTAAACGCAAGATACATCACAGCGAAATAAGGAGGAAGCGCGATGGAATACTTCATGGGCGAAACATTCGACAAAGAGAAAAATAAGCCATACAAGAAACTGGATGCAGCAGAGAAGGCAGCAGAGAAAGTGAAAGCCGCTGTATTTGATGAAAATGGCGAAGTGGTAAAAGACTTCAGGGAAAAGGTTGAAACGCCAGCAGAGCCGCCACAGACAGCCACAGACGGCAGTCAGGAGCAGCAGGCAACCAACAGCGCAGATCAGACCGATCAGGAGAAGAAGACCGATGCAGAAACCGATCAGGCAGATCAGGAACAGCAGCAGGCAACAATGACCGACACTGTACCTGAAGGCGCGCTGGACACAGATGCAGACGGAAACGTGCCGACATTCGATGCAGACGGAAATCAGGTCGGAACTGCAACGCCTGAAGAAATCAAAGCAGCTGAAGAAGCTGTCACAGAAAACATTGACGGCGTGCCAGCGGTAAGAATCAAAGGAAAGATCAGAAGGGTGTTCAATGGTAGCATCAGGATCAGAAAAGCACCTTCATGGAGCAATGACGCTGTCAGAGGTGCAGCAGCATTCACAGAAAAGATTGTCACACATGTGATGGAAGTGGACGGAAAGCCGATGTACAAGACACTTGATGGATATTTCATCAGCGGCGATCCGAAGCTGGTTGAATACATCGAAGAATAATGTCGATAATTTTGGAGTAAAAGAGAAGCAAGACGGACAATGCGCCGCCTTGCTTTTATTTTGTCCACATATAGAGGATAACTGTGTGGATAACCACAATATATTGATTGTACTAACAAAGCAGTACCGACAGGAAATCTTGATTCTAAGACCAGTGATGAGGTAATCGCTCTGCTTAAGATGACAGCAAAAAAATATGGACAGACAATTGTAATGATTACCCATGATGACGAAATTGCACAGGTCGCTGATCGTATTCTGGTAATTGAGGATGGACAGGTGGTGGATTTTAGATGAAGACAATAAGCAGGATTGCATATAGCAATGACAAAAGGAACAGGACAAGAAGTATACTGATTATGATGTCCATATGTCTGACTACGATGCTGCTTGTGATTATCAGTACTGTGGGAAATGGAATGATTCGTTTACAGAAAAGTCAGGCGGCAGGCTCATATGGAAGCAATTATGGTTTGTTTGTCGCAACAGACGGATCGCAGTTAAAAGAAGTAAACCGCCGTGCGGAAATAGATGCTACAGGCACTATGTGCACCGAAGGTATCATAAAAGGCAACGAAAACGGTGGTTTTGTCTGCATGGATGAGACTGCAAGAAAAATGCTTCCCTATAATAAGGAATATGAGTTAAAGGAAGGAAAGTATCCGGTGGGAACGCAGGAAATTGCCGCAGGAAGAGCATTTTTTAGTGAAATGGGATATGATGTTGTAAAGGTCGGAGATACGGTTACACTGGATTACCGCGCAGGGATGCAGTCAGAATATAAGCCGGAAGAATTTGTTGTCAGCGGAATCCTATATGATCGGGATGAGTATACCATCGAGGCATCTTATGTTGCTTTCGGGTCACAGGAGTTTTATGATGAGCACGTCGCAGAGAATGACAGACAGTATAATATTTATTTTACTTTAAATGATTCTGCAAATGTATCTATGAATAATATTGATTCGGTTATAAAGCAGATTGCAGCAGCTTGTGGGATTGAAGAAAAAAATGTTATAGTCAATGATTTCTATTTGCAATGGGTATTGCAGCCGAGCTATGAAATGATTGTGGTTTGTGGAACCCTGATCCTCG